GGCCTCTTCCACCATCTGCCGCGCTTCGTCCTCGCTCATGCCCTCGAACTTAACGAAGTACATCCATGCCGGAACCTTGTTGGCCTGCACGTACTGCCACCAGCGCGCCCGGTCTTCCTCGCGGTTGTAGGTGATGTCCCCGAAGTCATAGGTGACTTCATAGGTGCCCACAGGGGCATAGCCGTAAAGGTCCGCAAAAGCATTGAGCGCATACAGCAGATCGTCAATGCAGCTTTCCAGCTTATCCCGCACATCTTTGATCAGCTGGATTGTGCGCCGGTCGTCGGCCTCTACCTGTGTAGCGGTCACCATGCCGGTTTTCTGATCCAGCACAAAGTAGCCGTTGGAGAAGCCGCACTTGAAACCGATCTGTGAGAGCAAATTGTTGATGCCCTGTATCCGCACGGGTGTGTTCAGCGTCGGGTTGATCTCGTGGTAAACCTCGTCCTGACCATTGCCATATACGGACTTGACGTACTTCGGCAGCTTCATCCGATCGCGCGCCCGTTCAAATCCCGCCACGCCGGCGGCTACCTTCTGGCCGCCAGGCATCAGCATGTCACTGTCCATCAGCACGGTGCGCCTGCTGTCCTCGATCTCGGTCGAATTGCGGCTGTAGGCAATGTCAAGGTCGCGCAGCTCTTCAAGGGCGCCGTGGAATACCGGAAGGCCCAGCGGGCTGTTGATCTCGACGTTGTTCGCCTCCGGCATCCGCAGAACAGCGAAAAGCGGCTTCTCAATGCCTTCAATCGCCACCTCCGGGAGCAGATCAGACCATGGCGTGTTCTTTATGTCGACGGCCTTTCCCGTATCCTCCCGGGAATCGCCCACATAACAGCGGTTGGTCACCATGTACAGATCACCTTCGAAGCGGTGATACTCCAGCCTGGTGTAGTATTTGTCATCATCTGCCGCGTGGTCGATGAAGATCGCGCCGGTGATGCGCTCATTGTCCGTATCCACCACGATGAAGTCATCGGGCGTATACAGAGCTACGCGCTCACCAATCGGCTTTAGTATGATCGTGCCGTAAGCACTGCCATATTCCACCCAGTGCCGGAGCTGGAAATACGTTGTCTGATCAATCACACTCTGCATCCAGTCAGCGCGGGGGCTGCCCTCAAGGGTGATGTGAATCGCCAGCGTCGCCAGTCTCGCCACCTCAGAGCACACGGTTTTCGCCGCGTTGATGGTCCTGATGTCGTCATCCGCGTCTACCCAGTCGGGAAGCCCCGTGTAAACCCTGGCGCACATGGAAATCAGCTCGTCCATGGTGGAAGTATTGACCTGTCTGACCTGGTACTCTTCTTTTGCCTTTTTTTTGAACATGGATTCAATCCACCTTTTTACACGTTTAAAAATGTTCATGCGCTCTCTCCGCGCCGCATCGAAAGCGGACTTGTCGCGTATCTGACGGCGTCTATCCAGTGGTTGTTCCGGTCTGGGTAGCCGTCTATAACCTCGCCCGTCTTCGGGTCCACATCATGTTCGTACTCCGTGAACTCTTTGTAGGCCCTGGGCGTCCTCTTCGGGTCGATGATGATCTTCCGGCACTGCAGCCACTCGTGCGTTCTGCGTACGCTGCCGGGCGTTACGATCGCCGCCCGTGCCGCAAGGCCTGCGTCCCGGAAGTCGTTCAGATGTTCCGGCTCATCAACGCCGCAGCGTATCTCATAATCATCATAGCCCTTTGCCTTGATGCGCTCGGCCATGTCCTTTGTCCTGATGCATGTACCGCCGTCTTCATCAATCAGCATGATGGTTTCCGTTGCATGACTGTACGACAGCCGGATGAATGCTTTCGGATCAGGCGACCAGCCCCAGTCCTGCCCCTGGTAGATACGTTCCTGCAGATTAATCTCTTCGTCCGTGATCGTTCTGATCTCCAGAAATGGGAAAATCTCAGCGCCGATTCCGATAGGCTCCCCGCCGTACTCATGGGCGTACGCTTTCGGATTGGTTGCCTTCAGGTGTTCAGCTTCCTGAATAAAAGCGCCGCCTAGCCATTCTTTCTCGGATCCAAGGTCAGTATAGGCAGACCTGTGTATTAGTTTGAAGTCCGCTGGTTCCTCTGCATACTTGTTGGCCCAGTTGTTTCTTGATATCGGCGGGTTGAACGTTTTAAATACCCATGCCGTATCCCCGCCTCGGATGACAGACTGTTCTATTTTACGGACTGCTTCAGGGCCGCCGAACTGATCCAGTTCCTCAAACCACAAAATACCGATATATCCGAACTCTGGTGCTATGGACTTGAGCTTTGCCGGATCGTCCGCACCTCGGAAATATATCTTCTGCCCTGTTGCAATCAGTGTGATCTCCATCGGATTGACAGTGCACTTGAATTTATTTTCCAGCCCCTGCTTCGCGATTGCCCACTTTATCTTCGAGTACACGGAGTCTTTCAGTGTGGTTCCAACCTGTCTCAGCACACAGGCGTGTATATCTTTGTGGTTTCTCAACAGTTCGATAAGTTCCATGGCAACGGTTGATGACTTCATTGATCCTCTGCCGCCGGGGATTATATACTGCTGGTGGTCATGCCGGCGTATATCGCGAATCAGCCGGTGGAAATTGTCTGGCACCTGATCCATGTCAAGGTGATAAGTAGCGTTCTGCTTTTCTTCCGCTTCCTTCTTCGCCCGGACCGCTTCGGCCTGCTCCGTAAGCGCCAGATATGCCGATGTGTTGCCCTTGATAGCGGCCTGTGCCTGTCCTGCCACCATAGCCGCCGCAAGCGTCAGATCGTCATCCGTCATTCCGGGGCACAGCTTCTTCACAACGTTCTTTCCGCCCTCTGTCAGTGCGCTTTCCAGCATGACCGCCGCGAGCTCTGCCGCTGTCTTTTTCCTTCTTCTTGCCTCTCCAGACGCCTTTCCGCCCTTCTTCCCGTTTTTCGCGGCTTCTTCTCGGTTTTGGTCGCTGGTGAAAGGCACAAGGTTTAATGTCTTATCCATAATCCGTAATCACTCAGGAATTGCCAAAAAAGACGCCGGAAGGGCGCCTTTAATTGTGTGACAATTTCGTTTCGTAAACTATACCACATATACACAGTGGCCTTTCAATGGCCGTCCCAAACGGCCTCAAACGCTTTCAGCGCGTTACCGTGCATTCTGTATATCCATCTGATGCCCTTGTCCCAGTCAACGGCGATCTGCTCCCACTTCTTGCAGCATACATACCGATCAAAGAGAAGCTGCTTGTATCGCTCGTTCGGTAAGCTCTCAATGGTCCGCAGTATTTCCTGCTTCTGCTTTGTCAGACTCTCGAGCTCTTCGACAATCTCGGCCTCCACGCCGTCTACCTTGGCGATCAGTCGCAGCATTGAATCGCCAGACACTGAGGTCTGCACACGGTTCCCGGATATGTCGGGACTTTTCGCCGCATACATATCCGCCCGGATCTCATCGCGCAGATCACACAGGCGCTGTATTTTCTTTTCAAGAACATATATTCTCTGCAAATATTCTTTAGCTGTCATTTTTCTTTCTGGCAATCCTGCGTACCTGGTCTTCTGTGATGTATTTCTCATGCTTCGGAATGGAGATTTCCTTCATGAACTTCGATCGTGCTTCCTCATTCTCAAATACAATGACCGTGAACCAGTCAATGCTGTTGCGCTCCTTCAGCTTTTCAACGGATTCCTTCCGGGCTTCCTTCACCTTCTCAAGGTCGCCGCGCATGTCTTCCTTCTCTTTGGTGTCGAACAGCTCGGAGAACCGGTCGTCACCTTCAAACATGAAATCAATGTCTGACTCCGTAAATCCCAGATCAACGGCCAGATCAAGGTCGAAATCTTCGCTGAGCATGGCCAGCTTCTCCAGATCCCATTCACCCTGCATGGACGGGTTGTTGAGCTGCACATTCAGCGCGGCCTCTTCCCGCTCGTCAACATCGATCACGCAGACGGTCAGCTCGTAGTCTTCATTCTTTTCGAGGCTGTCCAGCTGTTCAAGGCGCTGATGCCCGCCGACAAGGTTCCCGGTGCGCCGGTTCCATGTCAGGGCGGCTACCAGGCCATGCTTGGCAATATTCTTCCGCAGTCGCTTCTTGGCGCCTTCATCCATGATCCGCGGATTGTACGGCGCATTCTTGATCTGGCTGCGGTGGATCGTTTCCGTCTCATACGCCTGGAACTTGCTTTTTGCCATCTTTTTCAAACCTTTCGTACTTCAGCACTCCGGCCTCCGCGAAGGGATACTGCCGGATCACCTTATCGTAATCATCCGGGAAGTGTTCTTTGAGCATTGACAGCTCTTTGCCCCATAACGACTTAAACGAGAAGCCAAGCTTCCGGCTGTCCGCACCCAGATACAAATTGTGGAATTTGATGTAGTCAATGATCTCCTGCTTCTTCCACATCGCGACCGGATACAGCCGGCCCCTCTGCACGTCGATGCTTCCCGACTTCTTCATCATCGCGCGCCGGACAATGGAATCATTGATTCTTTCGCCGGCGGCAATCCACCAAATGTCCGTCTGCAGCCGCAAATAACGGTAAATGTCGTTGATGGATACAATCGGGAATGTGTAATCAGGCGGACGGAATGACCCGTAATGGAAGAACTCACTGACATCCATGTGCGGCACCCGGATTATCTCTGTCTGATACTTCTTCTCGTACCAGGCAATAGTCCGCTCCTGGAAGGACAGATTGGGGCATATATACATGAAATATGGTTTTACGTTTTTGAAGTACCGAAAACACAGGTCCAAAACGACCACAGACTCCTTCCCGCCGGAGAACCCGACG